ACTTTCACTTAACATATCATATTGTTCTTTGGGTATTCCCATTCCAGTATTTATGTATTGATTAATTAAATCTTTATTATTCATATCTATTTATTTTATTTATTTTATTTATAATGTTTTTATATAAATATCAACTAAAAAAGTATTAAGTAAGGTATTTTCGCTACATTCCGTATGGATTTATATAGTGTAACTAAATAATTATTTTTTTTTTTCATATAATAGTTAATTAATCAAATTTATTTTATATTTATAGGTAATGGTTTATTTTTAAATATTTAATGATATGGTAGTAGTGATAACAACAATAATAACAGCGATTGTAACTATAATAATAGGTATTATAGGTTCAAAATGGTTTAACGAGTATATGGCACAAAAACTAGGTGGTAAAACCCCAGATAATAGTGTTAAAGTTAAATTTATTAATCATAATATTTTTACTACGATAGAGGAAGTTAGACAAGACATTAAAAGAGCTAATTTTTTTATTGATAAGGATGAAAAGATACATGATATTACCAAAGAAACGATGTTTGTTGATTTTATGAATAATAAATTAAATGCCATTGGTGATCAAACTAAAACATTTATTGAAAAAGAAGATAATTTAGTTAAGTTAAGTAAAACTGAATTAGCTAATAGTGTTATGGTTTTGGTTAATAATATTATTAGTGAGTATACGATTAAGACTAAAGAAGATTTTATTAACAATGGTGTTAAGGTTGCTGACGCTGATTATATTATTGATTTATTTGAAGAATGGAGATACGACACCGTTAAAGCAATGAAACATAGACTTGAATCACTTTTTTCATCTGAATTCCACACAACAAATCACTCAATAATTTTAGGGTTATTAGAGGTTTTCTCCTTCTCAATATTATTAATACCTAAGGATGGTATATTATCATTTAATGTTTTTAATGGAAAATTCGCTAAATTAAAATATAAATCTAAGTATTAACCTTTTTAGTTTATATTTATAAATATAAAAAATAAATAGTTTTATGTATAGTTTTATTAAAAATAAATTAAATGAATCCATAGTTTTTGAAATGTTAAATCAGATGATTGATGAGGATTACCCATCAAATTTCAATATGGAGCATTTTAAAACGCTTAATTCATTTGCATCTAGAGTTAAATATTGTAATGAAAATCTACAAAGATTGGCTTCTGGCGATGGTAGAAATAGAAGAAATATTATACCAATGGATAAAAATATGGTTGACAGTATGTGGGAAAACGAATTCATGACTGGAATGTTCGATTTTATTGGTAATTATAGTTTACCAACTGGTGATCTTGTTAGAACTAATTCATATGGTTTAGTTAAACGAAATGGTGAAGACTCAATAATTATGATTGATTATGGTTTGACAAAAGAAGTATATGATTCTTATTATTCTTGAATTAGATATATAAAAAAAAATATATTATAATTATTAAATAGTTTTGATATTTAATAATTATTTCGTACATTTGTGGAACTATTTATTATAATAAAAAAAAATGGAGAATATTTTAAATGTTGAAATTAGTAAACCTCATCAAGAGTTGATAATTATGACTGGGATTCCAGGTTCTGGTAAATCAACATCAGCAAAAAACTTAGTTAAATCTGGTGTAATTCATTCAACTGATGAAGTAATTGGTTCTATTTGTGATTATAGTGATTTCTTTAGTAAAATGAATGAATCTGGTGATTTCTTTAGTAAAATGAATGAATCTGGTGATTTAGTTGAGTTAAATAAAGCTCACTCTTTAAATTTAAAGAACGCAATAAAATCTATGAAGGATGGTGTATCGCCTGTGATAATTGATAATACCAATATTTCACCATCCGAATCTAGAGCTTATGTTATCTCAGCGTTAGAAATGGGATTTGATGATAAAAATATAACAATTTGTGATATTGGGTTGGGTGGATTAACAGCTAAAGCTTTAGCTGAAAGAAACACTCATGGTGTTAGTTTAATTAAGATTGAATCAATGATTCAAAAATATAAATCAGTAAAAGGTTTAACTTTATTAAAAATTATTAACGCTAAACCTAAAGGATCAGATATTTCATACTCTTGTGTATTATTAGATTCAGCGTCAAGAACTCATTTGCTTGAAAAAGCTGGTTGGTTAATTCCAGCTGGTTGGATAATAGTTTCTGAGCATATGACGATCAGATTAGGACCATTGAAGGATAAGTCAAGATTAGGTGAAGAAGTTACGTTAGAGGTCAATAAAATTGGGTTATCAGACATGGCTATTGCCGTTATTGTTGATGGGTATGAAAGTAAAAATGATATACCACATATAACTATCGCTATTAACCCAGAAGGTGGTAAACGTAGAGATTCTAATGATATTACCAAATGGCAAGATATTAAAAGTTTTAACGTTAAAGGTGTTGTTAGCGAAATAAAACCGAAATAAAACATAAATAAAACAAAAATAAAACAAAAATAAAATGAATTTAGATACACCAAAATTAGATTTAAAGGGATATGGTTTAGTTCAAGCTGAAATACTTTGGGTTGAAGGTAACTTATATAAGATAAAATATATTATTAGAGAAATGGCTAATTTCACACAATGGGAAGTTGGAATATTTCATAATAATGAAATATTGAATTTAGGTGATATTTTTATCGATGATGAATTAAGAATCTCAAATTATGGTGATGGTGAATATCAACATAATAAAAAATAATTAAAATGGAAAAAACAGCCCAAGTAGTATTAATAAATAAGGAAGGTATGATTCTAGGTGTATCTAGGAAAAATGACCATAATGATATGGGTCTTATTGGTGGGAAAATGGATCCAGAGGATAATGATGATCCAATACAAACAGCTATACGTGAATGTAGGGAAGAAACTGGGTTATCTATTACTAATTTAAGACTTATATTTGCGATTCATAAGGGTGGTAATATGGGTTACACGTATTTAGCTGATTATAGTGGTGAAATTAATCATAATGAACCACACATTGTTAGTTGGTTACCGATGGAAGTGTTAGTTCGTGGTAGTTTTGGTAGATATAATCAGTTGGTTGCTGAATCATTAGATGATTTAGGTATTAATTATAATTATACTAATTACGTTGATAAAATGGTCATTGAACTTAAATCATTCATTGCTTCAAAAATTCGTAATGGGTATAGTATACCATTTGACTTTAAACGAGTGACATGTAACTCAAGAGGTATCTATAATATCTTATTAAAAGGTGATTTTGATAGCTTATTTGATGAAGATTTAGATTATGATGAAAAAATAAGACAAATTGGTTTAAATCATCATTTTAATATTAGATTTCCTAGTAATTATTATAAAACTATTTAATTAACTTGTATTAGTTAATTAAAAAGTGTATTTTTGTTAAAATACAAAAAAAAATGAGTAATATTAAAAGAAGAGTTAATTTAAGTGGTAAACTTAATGAAATGGGTAAAGCACTTATTGTTGAGGGTGATGAAACTAATGACTATATCATATCTAGAGTTGGTGATATTTTAAGTTTAGTTGGTGGGTTAATATATTCTGAGGATGATATATTTTTATTTACTGAATTTTGTGTTATGTTTTCATCTAAAAAAATACTTGATTCTATACGTGAATTGGAAGGTGAAGATAATTTAGTCAAAAGGTTAAAAACTTTAACTAAAGAAGAAAATACGATGAAGGTAAATAAAAAGAAAAATAAAAAATAAAGTTTCATATATTTTTTTATATTTATATATAAAAGAAATGAAGCTAATATTATTTACCCTATTTATCGCATTAAAATTTAATGTTTTACTACAAGTAGCACCATCTGGTACTGGTTATATTTTGAATCGTCCTTCATCAACAGATTGTTCGTTACTTTCAACTAACACAGTTAAAATAGGTAACGGAACTAAACGAATTGAGGTTTGTTTGGAAATAAATAATTTAGTTACTACTTGTGGTGGTGGTAACAATAAATCTGATAGTGTACGTATTTATGAGGATCAAAATAATAATGGTGTACCAGAAACACTTTTAGGTGTTTGGGCGCCAACTTCAGCCTTAGGTTGTATCATGTCTTCAACATCTGGTAATGGATATTTATATTTATTATATTGTCCAGCTGATACATGTGATTTAACTGATAAATCTTCTTCAAAAATAACTATTGGTTGGAATAGTTACCCAAAACAAAGTAACGATGTATTACTAACACCATTACTAATAGATAATTGTGTTAGTAGTTTTACATCCAACAATTATGACGCTGGTAATTCAACAAATTGTGTTGGTTATAATGGTAATTCTGGACCACCAACAAACACAGTTATCTCTTTTTATAACGATTTAGATTGTAATAACTCTAGTTCTGGTGCTAGTGTACCATATAATAATAATGGTGGTGATGTTAGTTATTCAATTGAAAATGATATTTGGTATAAGTTCAATCCAACAATTACAGGTACTTGGGTTATCTCTATAACACCATCTAAATGTTACCCCCCAAATGGTGGTGTTAAAACACCACTATTTGTGTTTCAGTACGCTTTATTTAAAGGTTCTACTAATAATCTAAATACGGTATTAATGTATGGGAAAGGTAAAAACTGGATAACAAAATATTTATCCGTTGTTGTTTCCTCAACAACGGATAAATATTTTTTAGGTTTAGATGGTGTTAGAGGTACTGGTTGTGGTTTTAGCATTACAATAACCCCTCCAGGTATTGTATGTGGTCTTTCACTACCAATAGAACTTCTTTCGTTTACTGGTAAAGTTGGATCTAACGCTAACCTTATTGAGTGGGTTACAGCTTCTGAATTAAATAATGATTATTTTACCTTAGAGAAAACCAATAATGGTGAAGATTTTGAAGTGGTTTCAATAATTAATGGAGCTGGTACATCACAACAAACCATTAATTATCATTTAGAAGAATATAAACCTTGGGATATAACTTATTATCGATTAAAACAAACTGATTTTGACGGTAAATATGAATTTACTGATTTGGTTGGTGTTTATAGAAATAGTGAAATAAAAGAAGTTAAAATACTTAAGATAATAAATATTTTGGGTCAAGAGGTTGATGAAAACTATAGTGGACCTAAGATTTATTATCATTCTGATGGTTCATATGTAAAAAAAATGTAATTTATTTGGTGGAACGATAAATTATGTGTAAATTTGTATAAAATAATAAAAATATGTTAGCTATACAAGTTTACTTAAAAAAACATGGGTTAGATAAAACCGTAATTGATTTTAAATTAAAAACCCGTGATTACGGACATAAAATTCTGTTAAAGTATGATCAATTATCCTCCCCAACACTAATGGGGTTACCAGAGATGCAAGATTGCCGTGGTATTATACTTGAAAAAGATACTTGGAAAGTAATTAGTCTATCATTTCGTAAATTTTTTAATTATGGCGAGGGTAACGCTGCAACTATTGATTGGGGTACCGCACATGTATTAGAAAAAATGGACGGGTGTTGTCATGAGGATACTATTCTTATAACAGAGGATGGTAAAATGACTATTCGTGAGATATGTGATACTAAGTACTCTGGTAAAGTCTTATCATTTGATTTAGAAATCAATGAATCGGTATATGATGAGATTGTTGGTTATTCAGTCAAGAAGAACATTAACAATTGGTTTGAAATTGAATTAGAGAATGGGACCACCGTTAAATTAACTGCCAACCATAAAGTTTGGTTACCAAATTTAGAGTGTTACCGTAGAGTTGATGAGTTGACTGAGGATGATGAATTTTTATTAATTACTTAAAAAACTTGACGTTCATCTAACTTTTCCAGTAGTAACTGATATTTATTATTAAAGATATTAGTTATGACAGTAAAATGTGAAAAGTGTGGTGGTGAGTTTAATAATAAAATGTTTAAATTACATGTTAGAAATACACACTTAGTTGAATTCAAGAATAGTGATGAAATGGAGTTATTTGTACTTAAGAGTAGATTTAACCTAACCGATGAGTTAGTTAGTGAATTAATACATAAGTATGAAAATGATGGCACGGTATTGACATTAGTTAATGAGTATAACATACCACATAAAAGTTTATCATTAGTATTTAGACTCAATGGTGTTAAATTAAAATCAATAAGTGAAGCGACTAAGCAGAAGTCAGTTAGAGATAAATATAAAAAAACATGTGTGGCTAAATATGGTGTTTCGAATGTTTCAAAATGTGACAAAATAAAAGAAAAGAAAAAAGAAACATTTATTGAGAACTACGGTGTCGATAATATTTTCAAGACTGATGAATTTAAAGAATCGCTTAACGACTTAATGATTAATAAATATGGTACTAAACGATTAACAAACCCAGATAAAATACGTGAGGCTTGGACCAACAAAACTGACACTGAAAAAAATATAATAATCAAAAAACATAAGTTAACTAAATCAAATTGGTCTGATGAGCATAAGTCTAATGTTATCAAAAAAATGATGGAGACTAAATCAAATTGGTCTGATGAGGAAATATTTATTAATGGTAGGAATATTAGTAATGGGTTAAAAAAAATGTGGTCTAACTTATCTGATGATGAATTTAATAAAAGAATGGTTAGGTTACATAAAAATTTCATATCAAAATTAGAGATTAGGGTTAGAGATATATTAACTAGGTTGAATATATCATTCACGCCACAATACCCAATAAACCATCGAACATATGATATTAAGATTGATAATACTAATATATTAATAGAAGTTAACGGTGATTTCTGGCATGCTAACCCAAGGAAATATAAGGGTAGTGATATATTACCATTCCCTAATAAAGAAGTTATCGCTGAATCGTTGTGGGGGAAAGATGAAAAAAAGTTAAATATTGCTTTGAAAAACGGATTTAAAGTATTACCTTTATGGGAAATGGATATTAGACCATTAAACGATATAGAATTAGAGTTATTTATAATAGAAAAAATAAGTGAATTATAAAAAAGTCAAATTACATATTTAATCAATTTAATAACTCAATATTACCAACAGATGATAACTATGTTGAAGTTAATTTAGTGGAGTTATTTGGTGATAAATTTGATGATGATAATATTATCGGTGTTGGGGTTAAAATTAAAATTAAATCATGAAAATAGTTAAAATAAAACAGATTAAAGAAATAGAGTCACACTCTAAGCGATATGATATTCAAACTAAGGAAACTAATAATTTCTTTGCGAATGGTATATTAGTTCATAACTCTATGATTCAAGTTTATTGGGATTGGCACTTAAATAAGTGGTTTGCTGGGACTACTGGTACAGCTGAGGCTGAAGGTATGGTTAATAATAAAGACAATACAACATTTAGTAATTTGTTTTGGGATACAATTGCTGATAAATACCCTACATTTAGAATTTCTTGGTTAGATAAAACAAGTTGTTATGTATTTGAGTTAACAACACCATATAATATTGTTGTTAAACCTCACAGTGTATCGTCAGTAACTCTTTTAACTGCTAGGAAAATTGATACACTTAAAGAGGCTACACGTGACGAATTAATCGAGTGTGGTAAGGTGTTACATTTACCAGTAGTCCAAACATTTGATTTAAACGCAAAGAATATTGGACATTTAATTAAAACATTCGATAACATGCCTTGGTCTTCAGAGGGTTATGTTGTGGTTGATGCAAATCACAATAGGGTTAAAGTTAAAAACCCAGCATATGTAAATGTACATGGACTTAAGGGTAAGTCAGCAGAATATAATATAATGGGAATTATCGTGAGTAACGAAATTGAGGAATTTGCTGCTGTTTTCCCAGATAGAAAATCTGAGTTATTTAGATTAAAACAAAATTACGATAATTTAGGTGTTAAATTAAACGTTTTATGGTTAGAACTTGAGAAATTAAAACCGAAAAATCTCACACCTAATGAAAAGAAACGTTACGCTATGGAGGTTTTTAAACTTTGTGGTGAAAATGATGTGAAAGAATTCACTGGTATGTTTTTCAATTTAGCTGAAAATAAAATAGCGTCAGTTGATGATTTTCTATCTAATTATGATAAAAAAAAATTATATTTAATGTGTTAGTAGGTTAGATAATTTTATTATCTAATATCTAGATTTTAACGGGAGGTAAGTTTGATCAGACAATGGTTTAGCTACCTCCCGTTTTATATTTACCGTTATTTGTTTAACTAGATTTAATTACAAAGTATAGTAAATATAAAACAATAAAAAGTTGTTTTATTGAAAATAATTTTGTATTTTTGTGTTAAATAAAAAATTATGGAAGAAATTGACGATGACGAAATAACTGGAGAATGGGCTAGGAGCACATCGAATATGGTTTTAAGTGAAAAAGTAAATAAAGAAATAAGTGAATGTTTACAATTAATTAAAACTGCGGTAAAATCTAATAAAATGGAGTTATTTCATTTTTCTAAAATTGAACATTTAACTAAAATATCATTGGAAAAACGTGGTTTTTTTGTTAAAATTAGTGATGATCAAAGAGACGGTTATACGGTACGAATCTCTTGGTGAATTATTTAAATAATGATTAATTTGGTAGAGTAGAATTAATTTAGTACATTTGTAGAATATATTTCTAAAATTAAACTTAAGATGAAAATAAAAGAAATTTTTGATGAGATTACAGCTGAAAGTGGCGATAATCTAAAGATGTTAATACTTACTAAGTATAAAGATAATGAATTACTTAAAAAAGTATTATATTTGTGTAAATCAAAACGTGTAAGGTTTTATATTAAACAGATACCAGAATATAGTAGAAACCATTCAATTACAAATGATTTAGATTTTGTTGTTAGTGAGTTAAATCATATTTCCGAAAGACATGTTACTGGTGGTGACGCAACAAGGTTTTTAGTTGATCTATTATCAACACTTGAAAAAGATGATGCTTATATTGTTGAGCGTATAATCGGTAAAGATCCAAAGATTGGTATGGGTACAACTTATATTAATAAAGTTATCAATGGTCTTATTGAAACAACACCATATATGGGTGCTATTTCATTTGATGAGGGTAAAGTTAAAAAAATATTCGATAAGGGTGGTAAAGGTTTATCGCAAAATAAGATGGATGGTAGATTTTGCAATGCTATTATTATTAATGGTGATGTGGAAATGGAGAGTAGAGCTGGTGAGCCAACAATTCTAACAAATGCTAAATTCATTAAAGATTTAGAGTTATTTGATGATTGTGTTTTGAATGGTGAGTTAACAATTGAAGGTATACCAAGAACTACGTCAAATGGTATAATTACATCACTTATTGATATTCTTAAGGGTACTGAAAATCGTTCTATTGAAGAAAATGAGTTAAAAATTACTAATTTTGAAGAAAAACATGGTAGTTTTGACGAAGCTTTATCAAAAATAACATATACCGTTTGGGATACCATAACATTAGATGAATATTTAGATAAAAAATCAAAAACACCATATTTTGAACGTTTAGCTAATGTTGGTAAATTAATTTACGCTGCTAAACCATCAATGGTTCAATTAATTGAATTTAAAGAGGTATCAACATATTCAGAAGCTATGGAACATTTTCAAGAAGTTTTAGCAACAGAAGTTCACGGTATTCCAATGGAAGGAACTATACTTAAATCTTTAAAAGGTGAGTGGAAAAATGGTAAACCAATTTGGCAAATAAAAATGAAATTAGAAATGAATGTTGATTTACGTATAGTTGGTTTTAATTATGGTAAAAAAGGGACTAAAAATGAACTATTGGTTTCTAGTTTTTCATGTGAGTCAGAAGATGGGTTAGTTAAAACTCGCCCTCAAGGTCTTAAAGAAGATATGATGTTATACGTAACCAATAATCAAGATGAATTAATTGGGAAGGTTTTACAGTGTAAATGTAATGGGTTATCACATGATTCAGATGGTAATTATTCTTTAATGTACCCATCGTTTGAATTACTTAGAGATGATAAAGATACATGTGATACATTAGAATCAATTAAAGAGATTGAGAATATGGTTAAAAATTTAATTAAATAATATGATAGAAATTATATTGATATTGGATTCGGTGCTATTAGTAATAGCACTTAGTTTAACCATACGCACTACGTATAATATATGTAGAATTAAACGTAAAATAAAGAATTACGAAAATATGTGAAACCTTTCAAAAGGTTTGTCTTATAAAATAAGGTAAAACAAATTAAAAATAAATAAAAATATGAAAATGATAAACTACCCATCCACTCCTCAATTTAGAGAAGTGGTTACGAGCGTAAATAGAACCTATAACTATATCGGTATTGATGATAAAGGTGAACCTATTTATGATAGGCTTTTACCAAAACCAGTGATAACTTTCAAAGGTTCTGTTAAGTTACATGGGACTTCAGCTGGGGTGATATTTAACGATATATCTGGACTATGGGTTCAAAGTCGTTCTAACATTATCACACCACAATCAGATAATGCTGGTTTTGCTTTTTTTGTTGAATCACGAAAAGAATCTTTTATTAATTTAATTAATCAAATTAAGGATCGATACAATATTGATACTAATAAAAACACTATTTGTGTCTATTCAGAATGGGCTGGGTCGAGTATACAAAAAGGTGTTGGTATCACTAATATAGAAAAATCTTGTTTCATTTATGGTGTTAAAATTTCACCAATTATTGTAAATGAAGTGGAATTAAAAGATAACCCAGCGTATTGGGTTGATCATTCTAATTTAAGTGATGATAAAAATAAAATATATAACATATTAGATTTTAAAACATATGAAGTTGAAATAGATTTTAATCGACCAGAATTAATTCAAAATAAAATTATTGAGTTGACGTTAGAGGTAGAGGAAGAATGTCCAGTGTCTAAACAGTTTGGTTTCCCAAACACAATTGGTGAAGGTATAGTTTTTAGTCATATTTATGAAAATGGTGTTAGAGTATTCTTCAAATCGAAGGGGGTTAAACATTCTAGTAGTAACGTTAAAGTGTTAAAAAAAGTAGATAATGAAAAGATCGATAAAATAATTGCTGTCGCACAAAAAGTTTGTCCATCTTGGAGGTTAGATCAAATGTTGACTGAAACTTTTGATTTAATAAATGGTGGTGATTTAGATCGATCAAAATTAGGTCTTTATATTAAAGCTGTTATTAATGATATCATTAAAGAAGAGATTGATGTTATTTCAGAAGCTGATTTAGAGATTAAAGATATTGCTAAGTATGTCTCTGAAATCGCTAAAAGTTTTTATTTCGATCAAGAAAAACTATAAAAAGCTCAACTTCCGAAATATTTGAAGAAGAAAAAAGGTGAATTAAAAATATTAAAGTTATTGATTTTATTGATTTATCTAAAATAAGTAAAAAATAACATTAAATACATTTCCACTAAAGATATAGAAATGTTCGTGAAAAACAAGAATTATGATACAAAGTAAAGTTTACAGATTAAAAGAAGCGGCTGAAGTAGGTCAAGATATGCCACTACCAAAAGGTCAAGAATTAGAGATAATTATGGATGTAGTATATGTTAATGGTAATATGGTCCCACCATCAATGCAGACATTATTTTATAATTGGATAATTAATAACCCTAATTTATTTATTGATGATACTAGGAATTGGTAGGAAAATACAATGTTGTGAATGTAATAAAAAAGATGCGACTTGGTGTTATATGCCAAGCCCATCTAGTTATTACTGTGGTGATTGTGTTACTTCAAAAGATAATATCGGTTGTTCTTGTAACTGGAACTATTCTTTAGACCAAGAAGGTTTACCAGCAGACTTACCAGAAGGTGAAGAAGGTAAAGATTGGAGATGGATTATATTTGATGATGGTGATGGTGATGGTGATGCGATAACAAAGGAAGATGGTTATTGGCAAAATTTAGATGAACTTGGTAGACCATATCCTTGTGTCGAGTATGGCTATGATGAAGATGGTTTTAAGTTTCCAACATTTTATTTAAAAATTTATTGGTCCTTAAGTAGTAAATTATTTTGGTTTAAACATGACATTAAAAATTCGTTTAAACGGATTAAACGTAATTTAAAAAATAAATTATGATTATAAAAGAAAATGGGTTAAAATACGCTAAACTTATTCATGTATCTATAGATAATGGCAAAACAGATAATAGTAATAAAATTTACATTATGGAGGAAATGTCAGATGGTCGTATAAAATGTGAATATGGTCGTGTTGGTAAGCAACTAACTGTTGAGTGGAAAAACGGTAATAGATGGGATTATGTGTTAAAACAGAAACTTTCGAAAGCTAAAAATTATATAGATGTTACCGAATTATTAACTGAATACGTTATTGATGAAGATTCGGTATTACCTAAAGATAATAAAATTGAAAAGATTAAAGATTCGGTTGTTAAAAAATTGATTGAAGAATTAATGGCGTTTGCTAATAAATCCATACAACAAAATTATAAAGTTACTCAAGAATCTGTATCTGAAAAACAAATATTAGCTGCTCAAGAAATTATTAGTAGTGTTTCTGGACTTATAAGTATTGGTGTTAATGTTAAAGATGTTAATGATATGTTATTAAAATTATTTACAATTATTCCACGTAAAATGGATAACGTTAAAAATTATTTAATTGAAGATATTATTGATGATAAGACATTGGATAACGCTCAAAAAGTTATTGACGGTGAACAATCAGCATTGGACACTATGGGTGGTCAAGTTGAATTAATTAAACAACAAAGAGAAGCTACACTAAAAGCTAAAAAAGCTATTGAAGAAGGTAAAGTAGTTGATGAGTCAAATGATATTACTATTCTTGATCAAATGGGTTTAAGTATTGAGGTTGAAAATGATATTGAAGCTTTGGACCTAATTAAGGGATTAATGGGTACCAATGCTAAACAGATTAAGAAAGTATATAAAGTTATTAATAACAAGACACAAGACAAATTTGATAAAAATTTAGATAACGCTAAGGTTAAAAATAAAAACTATTACTTTCATGGTTCTAGAAATGAGAATATTTTTAATTTAATTCAGTGTGGGTTGTTGTTAAGACCTAATGGTGTTAGGACAAATGGTAAAATGTTCGGATGGGGTACATACCATGCTGATAAGGCTCAAAAATCAATTGGGTATACTTCACTTAGGGGTTCTTATTGGACTAATGGGGCTGAAAATAAAGCTTATCTAATCTTACATGATGTCCATGTTGGTAATCAAAAACATATTTATAAACATAGTTCGTCTTGTTATGATTTAAATTATGTAGATTTAAAAAAAGAAGGTTTTGATAGTGTTTACGCTCATGGTGGTGGTGATTTAAGAAATAATGAATTTATCGTTTACAATGAAAACCAAACAACAATTTCTCATTTGATTGAGATTTCTAATTAAATAATTATGATAGTAAAAATAGATTTTGATTCTTGTATTATAAACAAAATATCGTGTTATAATGATAATTATTATCAATTACCGTTTCAAGTAAATGGTTGTAATGTTATACATGAAAAATATGATGGAGGTGATAATTTTTATGGTTTTAAGTTAGGAAATATAGTTGATGGAGTTTTTATTTTTAAATATTATGTAAATACTTTTGATTTAAAAATGATAACTATTGATTCTGAAAAATTATCAGAAGATAATGATTTAACGTAAATATTAATGAATAATTTATTGGGAAAAATGGAAAAAAGGTTTCAAGAATGTAGTTTGGTTATAAAGATATTTAGGTATCGTTGGTATTTATTAATTCCATTCAAATGGTTTTATTTCATGTTTTTAAGGTCATTTAAGGTATATGAAACTGAAATAGATAAAAAGAGAGGGTGTGTTGTTGATACTGGTGTTATATACAATCCTAGGGGTAAAAAGCTATGGTCCTTATTAATTGGTGTTGCCCAAGGTAATATGAAATGGTATTATAGTAGTGAAGAAGTTTTCGATAATTTAGAACGAAAATTAAAAAAAAAATAAATATATAAATTTATCTAAAAAAAATAATATGGAATTAGAATTAAGAATGTATTCACTTGTGTTATATCAGTTATCTGGAACGATACATGCTGGTATTCAAGCTTATCATAGTACAATTGAGGCGACTAATCAGTTTGATAACCCAAACTCAATTAACGAAGAACTATTTAAAGATTGGAGTAAAAATTGGAAAACTGTTATTATTTTAAGTGGTGGTTCTTCTATTACTATGAAAGATAATTATGAAAAACTATACGAGAATGGGATTGGTTTTAGTAGTTTTTTTGAACCAGATTTAGGTGATCAGTTAACTTCAGTAAGTTTTTTAGTTGATGAAAGGGTGTTTTTACGGGACTTATATAAAAACTTTGAACCAGAAACTATTCCGTTATCAAAAAATAAACCTAGTGAAAAACAATTAAAAGAATTAGAAACAATAAACGCTAATAATTATTTAGCGTGGGTCGATAGTGTCGGTGGTGTTAAAAACGTTTTTTTAAGAGATTTCTTGAAAAATTTTAAATTGGCTTAAATATTGACTTTTAAATCTATTTTCATATTATATATTATGGAAATAGATTTAAATTCATTTGAAGTTATACATTTATTTATGTATCTAGATAAATATTATTATGTTAATAATGATGTTTATTATTGTAAATATAAAGATATACAGTATTGGGGTTCAGAAATTTGTGAACATATCCCAGATATATTTTGTTTAACTATTGAATTTACTAAAGTTGTTTTTAAACAATGGAGTCATAATAATGGAGTTGTTAATTTTGAGTTAGCTTGGGGTGTTAAAACATTAAATGCTAAATTTAGGCCACATTTAGGTATCGAGTTATCTAATTATGGAATTAAGGATATTCAATATCAAGTTAATTTAACTATATTTAATGAATTGTCAAAGGAAATTGACGCTAAACCATTGAAACACTTATTAAATAGAATTAAAACTATTGATGAGTTAATATCAATAATTAAATGTCTTGGTTATCAAATAAACGAGCTTAAATATGATCCGTATGATCCTTTACCGTATATGTCATTCACATCAATTAAACTTAAAGAAATATATAATGAACAACAGAATAACATTCACTGGGAAAATTGGGTTCGATCCGAAGGATGAAACTAAAAAACATATTTTACAATCATCTTGGAAAAAAACAGCTTTCGTTTTTTTATCTGGTGATATTTGTGAGTATTATGGGTGGTTTTTAAGTAAAAGATATAATATCATACTAAACCCACCACTAAGAGGTGGTCATATATCGTTTATAAACGATAGTATTATAGATTTAAGACAAAATGGTAAACTATCTAAAGAAGAGGTTGAGGTAAATTGGTTGAACGTTAAAAATAAATGGCACGGTAAAGAAATTAATGTAACATTGGATTTAGACCCTCTATCAAATTCTATGCACTGGTGGTTTAATATACCAAATGAAGATAGAGATGAACTACAAGCTATACGTAATGAGCTAGGTCTAGGTAGACCATACTCTGGGATGCACATGTCATTGGGTACACCTAAAAATGTTTTATATTTGGAACATTCAAAATATATTCATGGGTTATTAGTTAGTGGGCAAATAAAACATTGATATATTTGCTTTATTAAATGGTATTGGTTTAAATAAAAATAAAAAATATGAAAATAGTAAATAATTTTATTCTCTTGTATGATGGTGATATAAGAGATGTGGTGGAAACTGTTAGTGGTAATTTTTACGTAGTTAGATGGTATAATGGTAATAAATATTTTAAACTTATTAGTAATGATGAATTCTTCGAGTTATCCTCAAAATCTAAATTATAATTTGGTTTATCTAAAAACATTTATTACCTTTGTTAAAAAAAAATATTATGGGAAATTTAACATATGAATTTTTAAAAGAAAATGACTTAATTTTATTTGAAGCAATCGTTGGTTCACAATCTTATGGGTTATCAACCCCAACTAGTGATATTGATCGAAAATTCATATATATATGTCCAATTAATGATTTATTTGGTAATTCTTATCAAGAACAATTAATTATCGATGACGATTATAATGGGTATGAAATTGGTCGATTCTTACAATTGGTGCAAACTAATAACCCCAATATATTGGAGTTATTAAATACGCCAGAGGATTGCATTGAGTTTAAACATCCGATTTACGATCAAATATTAGAGCATAGAGATAAGTTTATAACTAAGGGGATTCGTAATTCATTAGCTGGTTATGCGCAATCTCAAATATCTAAAAGTAATGGTCTATCAAAAAAACAAAATTGGGAGGCGAATAGAATTGAGCGAAAAGATATGTTAGATTTTTGTTATGTTATTTCTGGTGGGGATTCTATACCGTGGAAAGTATGGAATTCAAATGAAAGTGAAAACGCATACGAAGAAATGTTTTTGGGTATTACGAATCTTACACATGTTAAAGATACTTATTCAGTATACTATGATGGTATGGCTAAAAATATGTTTTCAGAAGATTTGAGTGAGTTCGATCGTGAAGTAAATAAAAAACATAACCAAGAATCTGGTTCCCCAATGGGTTTTGGTTATAAGGGTTTAATGAAAGTTGGTGGGTCGAGTAACTTAGGTGAGTCTAACCAATTAAGGTTATCTTCAATACCTAAAAATGAGGTTTGTATTTGTAATTTATATTATAATAAAGATGCCTATTCAATTCATTGTAGGGAATATAAAGAATACCAAGATTGGTTAAAAAATCGTAATGTTAATAGATATATTGACAATAAAAAACATGGCCAGAATTTTGACTCAAAAAACATAATGCATTTGGTTAGATTGCTTAAGATGTCTAGAGAAATTGCTGAAGGTAAAGGTGTAATAGTTAGACGTTACGATAGGGAAGAATTACTTAAAATTAGACGAGGTGAAGTTATATTAGAGGATATCGTTTCTTGGGCTAAAAATGAGATTATTATTATCGATAAGTTATATGCTGAATCAAATTTACCAGATAAAGTTGATTTTGATTTTATTAATAATTTATTGATCTCAATTAGACGATCATTTTATAATCTATAATAAATATGTGGAGAATTAGGTATTTTTTTGAAGGCGTTAAAAACATAATTAGGTGGATACCAGTTATATTCAAAGATAAAGATTGGGACCAAAATTTTATTTATGAAATTTTAAAAACAAAAATTAAACATCAAGCTAAATATATTGGCGGTAAAAATAGGCATTTATCATCCAAGCGTGATTCTGAAAAAATGATGTTATGTTATAGGTTGATTGATAAAGCCCAAGAGGATTATTACGGTAGTGAGTGGTTTGAATATTATTCTAGTAAAATTAATGTTGTACCAGTAAAAAATAAGTCTAATGGTTATGAGTTAACAGTTACTGAAATTTCAGAAAGGTTTAGTGAGTATTTTGAAAAATACCCTAGGATATATAACCAAGTTAACAGTAAATATAATACACTAACCAATAAAGAGAAAGCAATACTAATTAGTAACATAAATGCCGCTAGATGTAATAAAATTGTTTTTAAGTTGATTGAGACAGAAATAAATAATTGGTGGGATTAAAAAAATAGAATATGACAACAAGTGAAAGATTAAAAGAATGGATTAAAACTTTAAATGACGAGCAAAAAGATAATATAATAGTTGAGTTAACAACTTATGCTATTGAATCAGAATATGTTGGTTTTTATGATACAACCAAAACACCTTACTATGATTGTACTGGTGAAAGTTTAGATGGGGTTGAAGAAGATTAGTGTTATAGTTTAATCGTAAAATGGGTTATTTTTTAATAGAAATTTTATATTATTATCAGCTTCGATACAATCATCTAAAAACGATATCGTTTGTTCGATAGAAAGATTTCGCCATTCGTTACCAGCTTCAGTTTTAGTTAAATATTTTCTATGTAGAAATCTTTCTATTTTTAAATAGTTTTGAGATTGATAAGAATTAATTAATGTGATCTTCTTATCATTACCAGTAGATAATTGTTTAATTCGTTCTAATGGGTTATTTTTAGTGATTCCTATTTTAAAAACCTCACCATTTTCACTATTCGTCATTAATAAATATACGTAACCTTTGATCATAACTAATAATAGTGATTTTAAAATAATAAGTCAACTGTTTTTAAAATAAATATAAAAAAGCTTGACTTATTGGAAAAAGTTTAGTACCTTTGTGTAACTTTAATAAATAAGGTTATATTTATTAAATAAAATAGAGGTAACTCACAAAAAATAAATTATGAAAACATTAAACAACTTAGTCATTTTAATATTATGTTCACTACTAGTAGTGGGTTTGATGGGTTGTACTTGTTTAGGTTAATAAAAATAACTAATAATATTTAAAGCCCATCTAAAAATTTTTAGATGGGCTTTTTAATTTGCCAATATACCAAAGTGGTTAATGGGGCAGTCTGCAAAACTGTTATTCGTCAGTTCGAATCTGACTGTTGGTTCTATAAATAAAATTAAATAAAATAAAATGGAAAAAGAAAATTATAGTGAAAAATTAAGTGGTACGTTTGAGGGATCTAGAAGTGGTCTTTCGTCAAATGGTAAAACGATATTTAGTTATATCCCAAGTGGTAAAGTAATCACTAAAATGTTGAAAAAAATGTTGAAAAAAATGATGAAGAGAAAGCGTAAATAAATAAATAAAATAAACTAAAATAAAATGGTTATTAACACAAATGAAATTAAAAAAGATTTATATAAATCAAAAGTTATGGCTCAATTTAGTCATTATTTAAGTGGTAATTTATATTATAAAGTAGCGTTGGTTGATGGAATTTACCAATTTCCAATACCAACAACTGAATCTAATTTAAATCCAGAATTTGGTATAAAAGAAGGGTTAAAATTATCCGAAGATTTAGGTACAACAGTGTTTAGTGCTGAAATAAAAGGTTCAGAATTAAATCGATGGATAACAAAATCCATTGATAAAGAAGAATTTATAAAGGTAGGTTAACGATAAGTACACACAGGCTTCTAAATGAAGCACACTTGTGTTGATGAGATAATTATTGACGAATGCATAAACGGATAATTAAATCATCATGGTGACGGGGTAGACCACGCAGTCAAATGTCTACCCATTTGGGGATATAGCTTAGTGGCTAAAGCACTGAACTTACATTTCAGATATCATTGGTTCGAGTCCAATTATCCTCACAATATGTTCATATGTTGAACAACTATTAAATGCGGTGGTAGACAAATGGTAAAGTCGGTAGGTTTAGGCCCTATAGCAAACGTAAGATACAATTGTTGGTTCGAATCCAACCCTCCGTACAAAAATAAAAGGTGGTTATAAAGTCCTTTTTAATTTTATTCGATATTTATAGAATATGAAAAGATTAATAAAACAACTGTTAAATGAAGGGATCAATGATTTATTATTTGAGGGTTCATATGACGAATTAATCACTATTGATAGAGACATTATTGAAAAATTAGCTAAATTAAATACTAATTTAGCTAGTGAGTTAAATAAAGAAATTTATTTAGTTGATGAAAATATTTACGCAAAAGGTGGTGCTGCAAGACTTGCTTTACTATTATATGTTGACATGATTAATGATGTTGATCATCATAAAAATGAAGTAATAAGGGATAGTGACTTTGTATATATTGGTGACTATGAAAATTATAGTAACGTTACTAGTAATTTAAACAATAATGATAATGATACAATTGATTATGAAGGAAACAATTTTAAAGAATATTTCAATACTAGAGATATATCGTTAAATGAGGTTTTATTAAATCGTAATAAACTTATATTTACTAGAAGAGCTTTACGTGATGCAAATAGTAAATTTATTAACCCTAGTAAACCTAATTCAAGTGTAATTAATTCACGTTTAAGTAGTAGGGTATTATTATTTGCCAGTAGATATGATTATGAAATTTCACCAAACATTAAATTAAGTTATGATGAAAGTTTTATTTATTTAATCGCATTATTAAAGGCTTATGAATTAGGTATATCAAATAAATTTTTTGAGTTATGTAATAAGTATGTGATGAATTTTAAATCAGTTGGTGAATGGTTATTAAAAGATTTAATACCATACAGTAACATTGAATTTAATGATAAACAAGCCGAAGAAATCGCCAAAGACATTTATAATCAAAAAGATGATGAAGCAATTAAAGCGATATTTGAATATCATCCAAATATAGCGAAAATAGTTAAAAGTTTTGATTATGATGAAAATGAATTTAAAGAATATATGGTTAAACCAAATAGACGAAATAATGTAGGTAATTTAGGTAAAAATAGTAATGAAAGAAAATTGGAATTACAATATGAAGTTAAAACTATTGATTATATTAAACAAAAACTAAGTGAAGGGTTAATAGTAGAAGGTGCCTCACCTATATTATATCATTTTACAAATGTAAGTAGGTTAGATAATATTTTAGATACTAATTCATTTTATTTAACACCAGCTGTAAGTGCCAGTGAAAAGACTAAAAATAAAAATTATTTTATGTCTTTAAGTCGTTCAAAAAGTACCGCCCAAGGTTATGGTAGTAAGTTTAGAACTCAAAATTCCGTTAGAATTAAAGTTGATGGTACTAAATTAGGTTATAACTATAAAGTCATGTCAGTTGATTATTGGCAATACCCAAAAACACCAGAATACATGAAACAAGGTAGTGGTGATGAAATGGAGGATAGAGTTGTGTCTGATAATAATGAAATACCAAATGCTAGTAAGTTTATTATATCAATTGATGTATTCGCTGGTGATGAGATTAACGATTCACTTATTAACAAAGCAAAAGAACTAGGTATTCAAGTTAATTTTTATGATAATGTAAAAGATTTTACAAGTGGTGACCCAAATAAACGTATAGAACCAAAAACTAATAATAATAATAATGAATCTAGACCTATTAGTTTTTATTCAATACAATACACTATTGGGGCTTTAACGTATAAAAATGTTGACTCATTAGATGGTATATTAAATGATCTTAAGAGTAAGTTTGGTGCTAGTGATGAATTTATTGGTGAGGTTAAAGAAGCATCTGTCAATTACCATAAAAAGTTGAGTTATTATCTTAGGGTAGGTGATGAAATTAATTTGGTTGATTTAACAAATTCTCTTAGTGCTGAATTAAGTAACGTAAAAACTAGTAGTGATAAATTAACTAGATACATCACTTCATTATTTTTAAAGGACTTAAAAATAACTAACAGTAAAACGATAAAAGATTATCTTAATTATAAATTATATTTGGGTAAGAAAACTCAAACAGACTTTAATAAAGAATTTAACGATAAAATGATTAATATTATTAACGAAAAATATATTGAAGCTATTAGTTATTTTAATTATTCAGTATACGATGAAGATACAAGATGGGAAAATCTTTATATGTATGAACCAGCAAAAAAATTCTTAGATTTTCAAATAAATAAGATTAAAGAATACGTATCTAATTACATATTAAATAATAATAACATGTATAGAGATGTCTATTTATTAAATTCTAGTGAGATTATTGAATATTTAGGTTTAAAAGATGATAACGAAGAAGCTATCCAAATCACCAATACATTACAGAACGTTGGTGTTAATAAGTTAATAAATCCGTTAATGTTAGTTACTTATGATATTAATGATGCTATATCTAAAGAGGTTTACCGAATTAGAAGTGAAGATAATACACAGTGGGTGAATGAAAATAAATTAATGATTAAAGCATCGTTGCGAGAAATAGCTCGAATATCTGTACGATGTTTTTAGTTTTATTAGATATTTATAGAGTATGAAAATATTAATTAAAAAATTACTTAAAGAAGCATTGGATTATAGATATAACCCAGAATATGTTCTAGTGGATAAAAAATGGAATCAATTAAGTAAACTATATTTTAAATTACAAAAAGAATTGGAAGAATATGAAATTGATGGTTTATTTTCATTAACACGTAGAAGTGAATTAGATTCAATTCAAGATCAAAAAAATGTATTATCTAGTAAAATGGAAGATATGGAGTCTAGAGGTGAACAATTTAAATGAAAAAAAAATATGTAAAACAACTATAAATCAAGTACTTAAAAAAAACTTTTAAAAAAAGATTAAAAAATACTTGTTTTTTAAGTACTTTGTGTGTATCTTTGCATATATATAATAAACAAAAACAAAAAAATGAAAACTAATAACAACATATTTGAATTCTTTATAGCCGAGGCCGATTTTAGCCTAGGAAGGACAAGTAATGTCATGTGTTAACTATTTAGTTTAATAATATTGATGATAAGCTTGGCCTAACCGCCAAGCTTTTTTTTGTTAAAAAAAAAAACGATAAAAAATTAGGTATAATGAAATAAAATATATACCTTTGTAACAACAACGTACTTTGACATATTAATAATAAAAAAAATAAATTAATTTATTTTAAAAAACATTAGGTATAATGAAATAAAATATATACCTTTGTAACAACAAAATAAATAATGGTTCTGTAGCTCAGTTGGTAGAGCTTCGCATTGAAGATGCGAGTGTCAAGGGTTCGACTCCCTTTGGAACCACATTAAAGATGCTAATTCGTCTAGTGGTTAGGACAGTTCGAGTATCTCTTACTTACATAGGTTCGATTCCTATATTGGTAGTAAGACACACTATAATGTCCTTAATCGGTGAGATGCCTTTTAACACGCCCCATCGTCTAACGGTTAGGACGCTACGTTTTCAATGTAGAAACCATAGTTCGATTCTCTGTGGGGTGACTATAAAACAATTACTATATAGTANCCATAGTTCGATTCTCTGTGGGGTGACTATAAAACAATTACTGTAATAGTTGTTTTAGAACCAATAATTGATATTTACAGATTGATATTGTTGGTTGTTGGGTTCGTCTAATGGATAGGACACTCGCCACAGTGCGTGTGATGGGGGTTCGATGCCCTCACCCAATACAAACAATAGATGTGTAGGTTTGGTGATCACACTTAATTACAAATGTGGGTTCGAGTCCCATCATCTCCGCTCGGTGTTACACAAAGCCTCTGGGAAGCCCAGTAAGGCAACATAGGAAGTAAATTAGATAATTTTGAAAGTGACTTGTACTGAAGTGTAATAACGGTACGAAATCTAATATTTGGGGCTATGGTGACAACTGGCTAACACACCGCACTTGCACTGCGGAGATTCCGACTCAGACTCGGATAGCTCCACTAAAAATAAAAATAATGAGAAATTTTTCATTTGAGCTTGGAAAAGATTACTATTTAGAAAATGGTACTGTGGTATATACCGAAGTATATTTAAAAAATAGGGGTACTTGTTGCGGTAGTAATTGTAGGCATTGTTGCTTCGATCCATCAAATTCTAAGGGTAATAAAGTTTTACGAGAAAATAACGATAAAGATTTGTAAATTTAAAACTTTATTAGTAAATTTGTTAAAATAAAAAATATAATGAGAAGAAAAGTTTTACAGTTTATCGCAAACAATATTATATACGTTTTAGAAAACACATCTAACGAGGATATATTTAATTATTATTATTATATTGGTAATGTATTAGATGCATATATTACAGAATTTCATGGTATTTATTTAGATTAAAAAAAAAAACAAAATAAAATTAGGAATATAGAATTAAGTTTAGTACCTTTGTAATAAATTAATTAATAAATAAATAAATAAATAAATAAAATGGGTAAATTTAAGAATGAATTGTCAGCTTCTGATAAAACGATTAAAGAGAAAAGAGCAAAAATGCTCGAAGATACAACTGTTATTGAAGTTGAGTCTTTCCTTCAAAATTTAAAAAGAGAAAAGTTATTGTTAAATAACAAGTTAAACAACTTAACTGATTTAGCACCAGACAATACATATAGTCTTAGGCCAGGTAGTAAGGATTTCAATGCTGGTGAATGGGTGAAAGAATTACATTCAACAAAAATGGAAATTGCACTTAAAGATGTTGAGTTGAGTGAAGCTCAAAGTATTTATGATGAGTGGTTTAGCGATGAAAATTAAATTTTAAAAAATGCAAAGAATTTATTTAGCTAAATCAAATACCTCAAACCCAAATCTTGTGGCTAAGGTTCGCACTATTCTTTCAAAATATAATGTTGAAATTGTTGAATATTGTGGTGGTACTTATTCTCACGACTTGTTATTAAGTTGTGATGAATTAATAGTAATACCAGACCTATCCAAAAGTTGGTCTGAAGAATATTGTTCTGAATTTTTAATTCCAATAGGTAAGGGATTGTATGACCAACTAAACGTGTTTAGTTTTAAGAGGGAAAACATTTTTATTGTAACAAATTTTGATGATAAAGAAGATATTGGTGGTCTTTGTTATGACTCATTTAGTAAAAAATATTATAAAATTGAAATTTTTGATGAATCCGATTATAAAGAATATGCACACATTACTATTAATACTAATGAGGCTGAAATTGCACCATGGGAACTTAAAAACTATATGAGTGAGGCACATGAATTAAAAAATGAATCAGAAATTACGAAATGTTTAAGTGATTCTATTATTGGTAATAAAAATGTTTCAAAATATGAAAAATTTAAATATCTTTTAATAAAAAACTTGTATAATTAAAAAAAGATTCGTATATTTGTTGTGTGAATTAGCTTTAAGATTAGAGCAAACGAGCGAAAGCAGAATGGTTGATGGTATCGAATCCATCATTCACACAATGATTATTTTTGATGTAATACTATAGACGTATGGTATATGTAGAATTCCAGTTCATCAATAATGTTTATATATTGTTGGTTAGGTTCTGTCCTAATATTAAAGATATTACATTACGTAATACGCCAATAAGATATAATTTAGGTTAGCTCATGGTAGAAGAGGTTAATTCTACTAAATTGTGAGGTAGCTCAGTTGGTAGAGCGCAACTAAGTGGTCCGCTAGTCGGTATTGGGTCGGATGTTCGATTCATCCCCTCACAACTTGGTTATACACGAGAGACGTGTACGTAATCCGTCATACACAGCGGTCCAGCAATTTGGTAATGAGATATGTAACAGTGTGGTTCGTCCCACACTTGCCCATAAAAGGCTGCATATCTGACGACATTATCATAGTCACTATGGTGGAAGTGGTATACACACCGCACTGACCCGTTCTATTGAACTACGTTCAGAGTAATCGACTGGATTTATGGGGTAAACGTGGGTTAATTGATTTAGAATTTGTAGGTTCGAGCCCTACTAGTGACACTAAATAGTTAGAGTAATTTAATTAGGACTTGTATCTCCTCGCACTCATAATGCGTAGAAAGGGTAACTGGTTACATGGGAGTTCGAATCTCTCCTGGTCCACTATAAAATACGTATAAATAATACAAAATACACTTGACTTATTGGTGAAAGTATAGTATATTTGTGTATAATTAATAGTAAATAATAAAGTAAGTAAATAAGTAAGTAAATAATAAAGTAAATAAATAATAAAGTAAAATGGCGGTATCAAAAACACCAGTAAAAAAATCAAGCTTAACGGCTGAGATCATCATCGGCCAAGCGGCTCAGAACATCACTAAAGCGATAAACGAATTAAAAGTTGCGACTGATGGTGTAAGTAAATTAAGTGAATTAGGGGCAGAGTTAACCCTATTAGTTGCAAACAAAGAAGAAGAATTAGCTTCTTTGGTTTTAAGTAAGCAAGAAACGATTGAAGCTTTAGAGGTTCAATACAAAGAAAAAGATCGCCAGTTGAGTGTTGACTTAGATTTAAGTTTTAAATCTAATACTGAAAAAGTTGTTTCTTCGTATTTAACTTCAATTAAATGTGAATCAATCACTACAAGTGAATTAATTTCTTTACGTAGTGAATTAGAGTTGAGTAAATCATCAGCTGATTCTCAAACAAAAAAAGAGGTTGCAATCGTTGTATCACAACTTAAAACTCAATATGAGAATGAAATTAAATTAATTCACTCTGAGAATAAAGCTGTTGCTGCTGAAAATGCTGCTAAAATTAACACGTTGGATTTACAAAACAAGTTTATGGAAGATCAAACTAGTAAATTATTCCTTCAATTAGAAGCTGAGAGATCTGCTGGTGTTGAAAGAGCAAGAGCTGGTTCAATCGGAACTATTACTGTTGGTGAAGCTGGACGTAAGTAATTAAAAATAATATATTATGTGAGAAATTGCGTAATATATTACTAGATAAAAAATCAACTACCTTAAATTCTTGATAATATACCAATCTATCGTTTTATTATATAATAAAAAAAGTAAATAATCTTTTATATGTTTTAATAGATATTTATTAACATATGTTTAAATATGAAAGGAATAATTAAAGAGTTATTAAGGGAGTCTTTATTAAGTGAGCGTTTAATGGATATATCTTCTGACGTTGATGCAATATACGAAAAATATTTTATGAGTGATTGTGATGCGATTTTGAAGACTGGCATCCTACGAGATGATATGTTTAGACGTGATGAATTAAACACATCAGATTTAACATCACCTTTGGCTTTAAAAGCACACGCTATAAATCCTTGTGTTATTTTAATTAATGATTCTAGTAATTTTTATCACCCAAATAAAAATATCATTTCTTTTGCTGTTAGTAGATCAGCAACTAATTTTATTAAAGATAATGGTAATAGTTTATTCAAGGCACAACAAACATTAATAAACGATGGTAGTGAGGTTGAGGCTAAAAGAATCGCAATTGAATTTGATTCTGCTAAGGTAAAAGGTAGTATTCATCATGAGTTGGTTCATTGGTTGGATGATACATTACATAATAAACATATAACAAAGACAGCAAATGCTTCGATATTAAAACAAAGTAGTGTTGACAGCAAGGGTCGGCCAAGATATCTTCAACCGATGGAGATTCAAGCACTAATCCATAACGTCCTTCAATTGAAAAGGGAGAATGAAACCACATGGGATGATTTATCATTTGAGGATATGATAAATTTATCACCCCCATTACAAGTAACCATGAAAGGATTTACACAAAGTCAAAAAGTTGAGTGGAAGAATATAATGTTAAAAAGAATGTATCGTGAAGGTTTAATGGGTAAAAATATGCGATAGAATAATAAATTAAAAATAATGTAATTTTTATTTGGAATATTTAATAATTGTTGGTACCTTTGTATCAACAATTATTATTAACAATTATTATTAACAATAAATATAAAATTATGCGGCTAAGATTAGTTCTGGTGATGATTTGGTACCAGAAGCTAAAACATATCTTAATTCAGAATATAGATTAACTTCTGATGATAAACAAAAAGCTGGTGGTTTTGGAAATATGTTTGAATAACAATAACAATAACAATAACAATAAAAATAAAAAAAATGAGTAAAGAAAAATTTAAATTGGGTAGCGAAGTAAAATGTGTTGTTACGGGATATCAAGGTATATGTGTTAGCCGAGTTGAGTATATTAATGGTTGTGTTCAATATTGTGTTAAAGGTAAAGTTGGTGAAGACGGAAAGATGCCAGATGGTGAATATGTTGATGAACAACAATTAGAATTTGTTAATGTTGGTGTAGATATAACTGCTACACCAACTGGTGGGGTTATGTCAGATTCTCCAAAATCTATGGGGTTATCAAAAAAATAATAAAAAAAAAACAATAAAAATTAGGTAAATTTAAATATAACGTTTACCTAATTTTTATTGTTATTAATTAATTAAATAAAAAAAAATGGGAATATTTTTAAAGATTGAAAAGTTGACAAGTCAGTTTGAAATGGTTATTCTTGTCAAGAATATAAAGGCAATTATTTTCATAATAAACCTAGGTTCTCAGAAGTAATTCTTGGTAAAATAGATGGTTCAGCTGAATTAGCTTGGTTTAATATCCCTAAAACAACAAAACTTTTTAAAACTATCGATAAATATTTTAAACATTTATATTTTAAAAAAGATAGTAGTAGTTAGTAGTTAGTAGTAAAATATTAATTATTTTGTTATTTCTTATATTTATAATAAAATAACAAATTATTAATATGGATTCTGATGATAGACATAAGACGAAAAAAGTTAGCAACAATTTGTTTATTTTTTGCTATGTTCATAAATCCATTTGGGTTCGATATTTTATTTAAACTAGTTATTGATTTAACAAAATCATATTGGATAACTGATTTAATATTCTATCTAACATCAGCTTTATTTTTTTGTCTATATTTTTATTTGTCTAGAGAAGAAAAAAAATAAAATAACATTACCTTTAATTATGTTTTGTAATATATTTGTAGTATATTTGTTTAAATTAAAATAAAATGAGTAAAAAAAAATTTAATAAACTTTTTAAATCTTTTATGAAAGATTTAAGTATTAATCTTTTCACTAAAAAAGGTGAGAAGAATATTAAATCTGATCTAAAAAACTTAGATTCTGATAGAACAAAAAAAATTATTGATAACCTTAGTCAGTTTAAAAATGGTAGTGATAATGTTGAATTCAATGAGTATCTTGATCATGAAATTAAAGATACTCTAGGAAAACCAGATATGACACAGTTTTTTGTTCAAGATGGTATGTATCTAACCAAAGAAACTTGGTATACTGATCAAGGTGAAATAGTAAAAGTTTCTGTTAGTGAATCACCAACAAGTGGACATAATAGTGGTGAAAATAATATAGCTAATGGTAACCCTTTTAACGGTATACCATTAGAAGGTATACCATTAGATATATTAAAAAATATGTCAAGTTTTTTAGATTTTAAAGATATAATCTTTCCACAACAATTGACATTAGATGAACAATTAACCGATGCATTATTATCTGAGGATTATACTGAAGCGATTAGACTTAGAGATTTAATTAACAATGCCAAGAAACAATAAACATCCAATCTCAATTTAAAAATGATAAATAATTAAAAATAATTTGAAAAAGACTTGTTTTATTTAAATAAGTTGCATATATTTGTACTATAATTAAAATAAAGGTAAAAAAACTTTACAATTATTAAACTTTTAGTATAATTGATTATATTTAATATAAAGAAATAAACTTTAAAAAAAGAAAAAGATGAAAACAACAATAATGGCATATCAAACGAAACAGTATACGAAAGGCGGGCAACCGCAATCGACTGGGCATGTCATGTTGTTTAACTTGACAAACATATAATACTTTTTAATAATATTATACGGCCCAGTTCAGAGAAATCTAAACTGGGTTTTTGCATTTATGGAATCTTCTCCATTCTAAAGAAGAAACGTTATTTGACATATTGGATTAAAATTTAAGTTACTCATAAACTCAAGAAGGAATGTGAATTATCGGGGATGAGTTGTAATGGTTTGCATACACCACTTGGACTGGTGAGGAAAAGTTCGATTCTTGCATCCCCGACCGTATGACGTTTTTTGTACTTTTACTAATTCATAGACCGTGTGTAATGGATCATAGAATTAGATTATTGTCCGATAGACAAACTGGCAAAGTCACTCCCCTTTGAAGGGAGAACTTGGGGGTTCGAAGCCCTCTCGGACAACTATTTACGTTTTCAGTGCTAGCGTGATGCATCTGTAAAATCCTCCACGTTGACAATCTGGAAAGACAGATAATTTGGGGAGATATGCAAGCGGCTCAAAGCATGGTGACTGTAAATCATCCGTTAATTCTTCGGGGGTTCGAATCCCTCTCTCTTCACACAAGCTGTAACTGGTCAGCGATAACCAAAATCCAGCGTTGGAGAACGCTAAACTCAAATGCCGATGAAGCACAACTGGACGTGCAACTGATTTGTAATCAGTAGGTTACGGGTTCAAACCCCGTCTTCGGCTGATTACCAAAGTTAATCTACTTGCACGTAGTGGTAATTGCACATCAGAAATGATGACTAAATGATTAACATGCGTTCTTTGATAATATTGATTATTATGTCAAGGTATTTTTGTGATGATCGTGATTGTCGTGGTCATGAGGATAATGACGAAGCTAAATTAGTCCCACCATTGGCTCAATTAAAGAAATACTGGTTTTTGACCCCATTTTACCGTTAGGACCCATCGTGAGGTTAACAGAATACAAAATGGAGTGACGGATGTAGAGAGAGACATAAATGTGAGATGTAGCTTAATGATAAAGCATTAGTTTTCCAAACTGAGGACGGGGTTTGATTCCCACATTTCACTCTAGAATAAATAAAAAATATATGGGGTTGCTTTGAGTGTGGGAACTCAGCTGTCTATTAGGGGCGGCGCATTGTGATAAGGTTGAAAAGTTATGGATTTAGAGAGTACGTATTATCTCAATCAATAGCGAAGTAGAGGTATCTTTTAGATATTGGTTCGATTCCCCTCAGTCCCACAAAATAAATGGTTTCGTAGCTCAATTGGTAGAGCATTCCGCTAGGTGTGATAAGTAAATTCACACGAAGATTTTTAACGGAAGGGTAGAGGGTTCGAATCCCTTCGGGATCACTAAAATAATTTTAATTCAATATGTTGTTTAATCCAAATATTTTTATTACCTTTATCAAAAATAAGATATTATGAGTAAAAAAGAAATATCGCCAAAAAATGATAAGGGTCAACGACATGGTTATTGGGAACAATATTGGACTACTGGTAAAATATGGTATAAATGCGTTTATATAAATGGTAAAAAAAATGGTTTATTGGAATACTATAATGATAATAATGGAAAAACAACTGAAAAAAAATATCACTTATGAAAGAAGATATAAGACCAACAAACGAAAAGGGTCAAGAACATGGTTATTGGGAAATATATCTTGAAAATGGCGGAGTATATTATAAGGGTTATTATGATATGGGTGAAAAAGTTGATTATGAGGTATTTATAACTACAACAGCTACATCAGAAATGTTTCCAATATATTAAAATAAATTATTATGAAAAAAGAAATATCACCAAAAAATGATAAGGGTCAAGCACATGGTTATTGGGAACAATATTGGTCTAATGGTCAATTATTTTTTAAAGCTAATTACGTTAACGATAAACAACATGGTTATTGGGAAGTTTACCATGAAAGTGGTACATTATGGTATAAGTGTTATTATGATATGGGTAAACGAGTTGATTACGAAGTACTCATTGAAACAGTAACCACATCAGAAATGTTTCCAATATATTAAATATAAAATTATTGTATGTGTTTGGGTTAATTTTTAGTTAAAAATCATTGACTTTATTAAAATAAATGTTTATCTTTAGATAAACATTTATGGCTAAAATAAAGAAAATTATCATTACTGATGATCAAAGAAAACGAGCGTTAGAGTTATATGATTTTAGTATTTTAAAGGGTTCAGTTACTAATGGTAAAGGTAATACGGTTGGTTCTTTGGGTGAAATAATTGTATTAGATTATTACGGTGCTGAATATGTTGGTTCTGTTGATTATGATATGCTTATAAAGGGTAAAAAGGTTGATGTTAAGACAAAAAAACAAAAAGTTGAACCCAATGGTCACCACACTCATAATATTTTCGCATATAACACAACACAAAAATGTGATTATTATTGTTTTGTTGTTATTAGTGATGATTTAAGTACTGGATGGATTGTTGGTTGGAAAGAAAAGAATTCGTTTTTGATTGAGTCAACATTTAGACGAAAGGGTGAAGTTGATGGAAATAGTAGTTTCCAATTCAGAGATGATTGTTATTGTTTAAACATAAAAGATTTAGATTAATCTAAATCTTTTATTTGTTTTAATACGATTAATAATATAAGTGATGATCAACGACCTTGACCTACGTTTCTTTTTTTGTATGCTTTAGAATGTTTGATCTTAGAAGATTGTGATTTACTATGAACCCCTTTACGTTTTTTAGGCGGTTTAGTATTTTTAACTGAAATTTTAACTGATTTTGCCATAACTTTATATTTTTTTAATAAATATTTGGATATATGGAAAAATTTACGTATATTTGTAAATAATTTAAAAATAAAATAAAATAAGATAAAATGGAGAATATAATAAATATATCTATTGATTTAGAAAGAGATAATGTTGTTAGATTTACTAAACCAAAATCGTTTGATATTCCAGAAACACATGATGAGGCTAAAGAAATGATCATTAAGGATATTTCACATATGTGTTTAGCTTTAGTTGATTTGATATCACTGGCTGACCATAATGGTTATTCTGATAGGGTTACACTAATAAATACTAGTGTACGATTTTTGATTGAGTCATTAGTGGTTGATAACGATCATGATCATGACTAAAAATATATATAAAAAATATCTTAATCTATTTCTTTTTATATTTATTTAAAAATGGGTTATGGAATTAGTTACTACACATATATGTAAGACGAGTGATTTAGGTATCCATAGTAATATGTTTGGTGGTGAACTTATATCTTTAATTGATTTAAGTAGTGGTGCTTATGCGTCACAAATTTGTGATACACCTAGAATGGTTACACTTAAAATAAGTGAGTTATTATTTAATAAACCAATAAAAGTTGGTAATATAATTAAGATTTATTGTAAGGTTCTTTCATTTGGTAAAACTTCGATAAAACTTAATGTTGAATTACGAAAACATAACGTATATACTGGTGAACAAGAAATTGCTATGAGTTGTGAGATTATTTTTGTACGAATAGATGAAGAAGGGAATTCAATTCCAATCTCAAAAAGAGTCAAAGATCGATATAGTTCTAGACTTGAACGTTTTGGTAAGGGTTTATTATGTATGGAGGAAAGGGAAATAGAAGAAAAATAAAATATGGTAAAACCAATAATTAAATATAATAGTGGTCACCCAGTTGCAATATGTAATAGATGTTATTGTATGATGTGTTTTATTGTTTGTTCGGATAATTCTTGCGTTATTACTGAACATAGATATTTAAATGATAAACCATTTACATCAAAAAAAATTGGTGATGAACCACCAATTTATTGTGACGAATGTTATAAACTTTTAACTTATACTTTAAATGAATAAAAACAAATATATATATGATCACGATCAGCTTAAATTTAAATGTTATTTAGTTATTATGTCATGTACGACATACGACCATTTTTCATCAGCTAAAAATTATTTAATTTTATTAGATAAAATAATAGGTGATGTTAAGGTATTTGAGGATCTTATGGGGCGTTTAGATAAAAGACAAACCCATTTAGATTGTATTATTCCAAATCATTTAAAAGGTAAATTAAAATTATGAAATTAAAAAAAATAATTATTGGTGATGAATTGTATTTATATAATTCAAAGGGTGAGTTAATTTTTAAGCGATGGTTAACTGAAAAACGTTCAGTGGTTTTTGATGTTTGTGTATACGGTAAAGATACATTAGTATCTATTACAGAATTTGGTGAAAATAGGAATTAAGAATGGCTGAACGAAAACGTGTTGAACAAAAAACCACTGATCTTGTTGATAGACAAAGAAGACCTAATCCAGTTATTGTAGTTAAACCAACACCTATTATTGAATTGGTTTCAGAGGTTAAAGTTAGGACTAAACCAAGTGATAATAAATACATTAAATTTACCTTAGAGGAACTTAAAAGTAAGGGTCCAACAATTAGTGAGCGCATTAAGAAAAATGAGATTAAATTCGCTTATTATGGTGTTGATGGTGAAAAATTTTATTGGTTTTATCAAATTTTAAAATAATTATAAAATTATTTGTTTTTAAATAAAAATTATTGTATATTTGCATTAATAAAAATATTTAATTATGAATTTAAATGAAGAAATTAGTGCTGATTTTATTTCAGCCTACAAAGCAAAGGATTTAAATAAGAAGAATTTCTTAGGTGTTCTTAAAGGTGGAATTAAAAATCGTTATGGTGCTTCACCAAGTGACGATAATGTCCTTAAAGAAATCAAAGCTATGGTTAAGGGTTTAAATGATACTATAGCTTGTAAAGTTAAGGTTTCATCACCAGTTGATAGTGAAGAATTAGAGTTAAGTTATTTAGATAAATATCTACCATCACTTATGGGTGAATCTGAAATTAGACTTAATATTAAATCTATTATGGTTGAATCTGGTGAAATTAATGCTGGTAAACTTATTGGTTTATTTAATAAAACTTATTCTGGTAAGGCTGATAATAAAATGGTTTCACGTATTATTCAAGAAGAATTAATATGATATCCATTTGGGTTGTGTTATATTTAATATTAACGCATTGGATATCTGATTTTGTATTGCAATCACGTGTTATGTTTAATAATAAAAGTTCGAGTAATTATTATTTATTTATGCATGTATCCATATATTCAATAATAACGATAATTTCTTGGTTATTATTGAATATTATTTCTGGTGTAAAATATACTAGTGTTACTATGTTAATTATTTTCACTAGTATATTTATCTCGCATTGGATTACTGATTATATTACTAGTAGAATTACATCTAAATTAGCCAAAGAAGAAAAGTGGTATTATTTTTTTCTTGTTTTTGGTATTGATCAAGTTTTACATTACATTCAGATATTAACAATTTATTCATTTTTCTTAAAATAAACAATCATTGAAGAAAAAGAAGAAACGTTAGTAAGATCAAAACTTGATGAGGGGTATTATGTTAACTAGATCGATAGATAAAGTTGATCATCATTAAAATAAATAAACCTAGAATAAAAAAAAATATTTAAAATTTCAGTTAAATTTTCATCGTATTTAATTATAATTAATGGAATATTGTTATCTTTACAATATTCCATTTTTATTTTATCTAGCTTTTGTTGTAATTTTAGCTTTCTCAATAAATTCTTTGGTGTTTATTTTTTTACCCATTGTTAATATCTTGATCCATAAGAATTTTTATTCTTTTATTCATTGAAAATCCATTTTTATCGCAATAATTTTTAAATTCATCCTTAAGTGATTGCGACATCCTAATAGGCCATACTACTTCTTTTTCTTTTTCTTTTTTCATGTTATATAAAATATAATATTTGTTATATTAATAAATATAAAGAAATATTATAAAAAACTTGTTTAATTGAAAATAAATTTGTATTTTTGTGTAAATAATATTAAGATATGAGTTTAACGATTACAAAAGAGATTGATACTAATAAATACGATATAGGTGTTTTAGTTATGCGAGTACAAGTACATAAACTTTCTGAGGCACATTTAGAGTTGATTAATATTGTATTTAAAAATCATAAAAAAGTTATTATATTTTTAGGTGTCCCAGTAATTGGAAACACTAAAGAAAACCCACTTTGTTTTGCTTCAAGGCGATTAATGCTTTTAGCTAAATACCCATTGGCAGTTGTTTTACCATTAAAAGATAAAAGGTGTGATGATAGATGGTCTAAAGAGCTAGATAGTCAAATAAAGAACCCATTTGGTGATTTATCAGCTTTATTATATGGGTCAAGAGATAGTTTTAAACAGTTTTATAGTGGTAAATATAAAGTAATTGAATTAGATACAACATATACGTGTAGTGGTACTGAAATTCGTAAAGAGGTATCTAAAGAAATTCTAGCTTCAGAAGATTTTCGTGCTGGTGTTATACATGCAACATATGCGTCACGTTCAGTTACCTACCCAACTGTAGATGTTGTTGCATATAATTATAAGGGTCAAATACTTTTGGGTAAAAAACCAAACGAGGTTAAGTATCGATTTATTGGTGGGTTTGTCGATCGTGATGATCTTTCTTGGGAGAATGCGGCTAAAAGAGAATTTAGTGAAGAAACTGGAAATTGTGAAATCGGTGACTTAACATATATTGCTAGTTCTAAAATTAATGATTGGAGATATGCTAAAACTGAATCTGGTATAACGACAACATTATTTTTGGGTAAGTTTATGTTTGGTTCGATTCAACCATCAGATGATATTGCGGAATTAGCTTGGCTTTCATCCGATGATATTACTGTTGATAACATTATGGACGAACACCAAGAGTTATTTATAGTACTTAAAAATTATCTTGAAGATAACCTTATTTGGGCTTTAAATGTTGAATTTGCTAATAAAGTAGAGATTACTGATAAGATTTAAAAAATAAACATAAATGTAGTTTAATTGGTTAAAACAATTAATAATTAGGATGTGTACAGTCTGTTTGAAATTATTAAGAGAGTGATGTTCGAGTCATCCGTTTACGTCTATATAATTTATAAAAAAAACTTAAAAATAAAAAAAATGTCATTAAACGAAAAAAATAAACAAGTGGTTCTACCAAATAGAAGAGTTCATAAAACACCTAGATTATTATTAGGTGATGCTTATACTATTGGTTCAAATAAATTTGAGAGTGATGAAGCTAAAGAGAAATCTATTTATTACGTAACATTTCGTAAGAATTTATATACAATCAACCCACATATTTATAAACAAGGTGATAACCGAATCATTTTTATTGGGTTACAGCGAATATTGGATAAATTATTTTACGATCCAATCACACATGAAGAAATTGATGAAACTAAACGTTTTTTAGCGCATGCGAAGATTACTACAGAAGGTTTTAAAGAATATGAATTTCCAGAGGAAATTTGGAGACGTGTAGTTGATGAATTTAATGGTCGTCCACCAATTAAAATTAGAGCTGTAAGTGAAGGTTCAGTTATTTACCCTAATGAACCAGCAATTGAAATAATTTCAGATGTTGATGGAATGGGTGTATTGGGTGCTTGGTTTGAATCTAAAATTTTACAAACTTGGTCAACAACAGAACGTGTGACACAAGATGAGCATTTTTTATTACGTATTAAAGAACGTATATTAAAAGTTGACCCAGATATGTCAGATGATATGCTTAATTTTTATGCTAGTATTATGATCACTGATTTTGGTGATAGAGCTGGAATGACACTTGAAGAATCGGAAGATTTAGGTATGGTTCATTTATATACCTTTGGTGGTACTGATACGTTTTCTGGTGCTTACCAAGCATGGAAAAATTCTAGTGAAGCTATTGGTATATTTTCAAGTGTTAATGCTTTAGCTCATCGTAATGTGCAGTCATTTGAAAAAGAAGAAGATTGTTATAATGCGATATATAACTCTTGTGGTAATAACGAGATAGTTTCATTAGTTGATGATTGTTATGACGCTAAAAATGCTGTTATAAATTATTTATTACCACTTGCATTATTAAGTAAAAGTACTGGAAATGGTAAGGTAGTTGTAGCTAGACCAGATTCATCAAAAGATGGTTATACAACACTTGATCAAATAATTGAGATATGTGATATTAGTGTTGAAAATGGGTTATTCACTGAAATGACAACTAAAACTGGTACTTGGAAATGTGGAACTTTATTTCATTTCTTAGATGGTGATGGGAAAACATGTGAGGATATACTTGATGAGATGGATGAACTTATCAATAAAGGTTATGCGTTTTATACTTGGGGTTTATTCGGTCAAGGTGGTGGTTTACGTAATAAATTGAAACGTGATAATTTATCAGCTAAATATGCGTTATCTGCTGTTGGTTCAAAAGATCGCCCAGTTGTTAAATTTAGTGAAACACTTGGAAAGGGTACTTTACCTGGTCCGTTAAAGTTACTTAGATCCGAAGAAGCCCTTTCAACAAAGAAAACAATAGTATTTGAACATGAATTGGGTGAAGATTCAATGGTGATTTATTTTGATGGAACCAACATTTACAAACCATTTGGTGTTGGACAAGATGATGATTTTTTAACTATTAAAGCAAATATAAAAAATCAAATGAATATTATGCCGTTAACACTTGGGACATTAGAAAACCATAACTATCCAGCAAGTTCTGAAATTATGGAAATAAAACAAGAATTACTGGTAAAATACGCACCAAAAAAAAATATTTAAATATGAAAGTACATAGATACGAAGAGTCGGAAGAAACAGTTAGATCGATAACAAGTCCATCAATATTTTTAGCTGGTCCAACAGTTAGTGGCATTAATTATTGTAAGGAGACGTATAAATAAATAAATAAATAAATAAATAAATAAATAAATAAATAAA